GTGGGACCGGTAGGTCCGGTTTTGCCAGGATGTCCATGATTACCATCACACCCTTTTGGACCAGGTTTGCCGTTTTTACCTGGTTTTCCATCGCGTCCGTCTCGGCCATCCCGGCCATCGCGTCCATCCCGGCCATCGCGTCCATCACGCGGTTCGTAAGAGTGTTCATTATCAGAATCACATTCGTCATCGTCATATTGAGGTTTATTATGTTCATTCCAAGAACAATCGGGTTTGTTGCCAGAGGCATCGTGGTAGTGTTCATTGCCAGAGGCATCGTGGTAGTGTTCGTTGTCAGAAGCGTCGTAGTCAGGCATCAGTCGCGTCTATAACAATATAGCACAATACAAAAAATGCCTAGATTTTCATTCACCCTCTGCATATCGTCATAATATACAGAAATTCTGAATTTGTATTTACAACTATAATCAACAAATTACAAAAATCACATTTCTGAATTTTGTAATTATTCGTAAAAATCGACTATTTAGTATCTCCGCGTTTGAAAATGACAAAAGTCACTATTATAGGGCATCAAGGATACATCGGTTCGTATCTCTCAAAATCATTTGCGGACCAATCTTCATTCAACCTCGCATATCCTCTCGATAATATGAGAGGAAAAGACGCGGATGTTGCGGATTCCGATGTGGTTGTTTATTTGGGAGGAATTGTAGGGCATCAGTTGTGCGCACAAAAAACAGAACGAGAAGTATTTGATGCGAATGTCGCTGATATTATGGCGGTTGCGGCCAATATGAAACGCGACGCTCTTCTCATTTATTCGAGCACGGCAGCGTTATACGAAGGACATGGAATGTCCGAACCACAAGAAACCGCATTATTACACGAACAGTTGTTTGATAGATATATGACGTCGATGTACAATCGCGAGAAAAACATCCAGACAGTAATCCATATCAAGTCCGCCGCACTAAGACTCGGAACCGTCATCGGCATTTCCCCCAATCAAAAACGCACATCGATACATATCAAGATGTTGAGAGACGCGGTCCTTTTCGGAAAAGTCCGAGTACAAGGAGCACATATGGGTCGCAGTATCCTCTCTTTCGTCGATTTGAAAAACGCGATTGAGAAGATGATTGAGAAGCGTGACCAAATTAAGGGGCATCAGATTTACAACGCATGTTCTTTCAATTGTACTGTGGCCAAAATCGCCAACGAAATTGGGTGCAAAACCGGTAGCAATATTGTGTATGAACCAGATTCTCTAGAGGCGAAAAATAAATTCGGATTCTCGATGAATAACCAGAAACTTGCGAAAGAATTCGGCGTAGTATGGGAAGGCAGAAACGGCGTATTAGTAGAAGAGTTAATCGCCAATATAAAGCATGTTTGTAATAGCACGAATTATTTGCAACCTACAATCGATGGCGCATATTGCCGCGTCTGTAAAAAGTCAGAACATATGGCGGTTTTATGCGATTTCGGAAAACAACCGAACGCGAACCATTATTTAAGCAATCCGGACAAAGAATTGCAAGAATATCCACTTCGATTAGATTTGTGTCGCAATTGTTATCATACTCAATTGAGTTATACGATTCCCCCCGATGAAGTCTTTTCCAATTATATTTATTTGAGTGGAACGTCGAATACAATGCGTGATTTTTTCCGCGATTTCGCTGACCGGTCTATCGACGAATCGGGTGTAAAAGACCGAGCAGGTACAGTATTGGAAATCGCGTGTAATGACGGGTCGCTTCTCGATTGGTATAAAGAGAGAGGATGGCGAACATTCGGATATGACCCTGCGCAAAATATTCACGCTATTTCGAGTGCGAAAGGACACGATGTGACAGTCGGATTCTGGGGTCCGGACCCTGTACCGGAATACCCACCTCTCGATATTATTGTCGCCCAAAATGTATGTGCCCACGTCCCCGACCCAGTCGCCTTCCTAGCAAAATGCCGAGAGGTGATGAACGACCAGACCGTATTGTATATCCAAACCTCTCAATCCGAAATGATTGAGAGGGGGCAATATGATACTGCTTATCATGAACACTTGTCGTTTTTCACGGTTCGGTCGATGGAAATCGCAGGCAGAATGGCGGGATTGTGTCTCGATGGTGTCGAGAAAACACCCGTTCATGGGTCCTCTTATATATTCCGTTTCAAACTGCAATCTACTACAGACATTACCCAGAACGCGATATATCAATATGAGAAAGAAACCGGATTGTATGATGATTTGCTGTATTATATCTATGTGGAGAAGGTCAATGAACTCGCGTCGTGGTTGAATATGTGGCAGAAAAAAATGATTGAGAAGGGCGTTAAACTGGTGGGATATGGCGCGGCGGCGAAAGGAATGACCGTCTTGAATTCTCTACAAACCCCGATGAATCTTGCTTATATCGCAGACGATTCGAAATTCAAACAGGGATATTATGCTACGAATCAGAAGTACCGTATTGTTGCGCCGAATAAATTGGGCGAATCCGCTGAACCTCTCGCTCTCTATGTATTGGCGTGGAATTTCATCGATGAAATAAAAGAACGTGTGAGTCGGATACGCAAAGGAACGCCGACCTATTTCATCGTGACGTATCCAGTTAAAACCGTTTGGTATGTTGATTCGGATGGCAAAGAATACAAGGTATTTGAAGAAGTGGATACTAGATTTACGAAAACATCTGTCCATCATCACAATATATTGATTTCCCATTTCTATAATGAAGATGCGCTTCTTACTCAGTGGATTCGGCATCACGCGCCTCTCTTTGATTGCGCGGTTTTAATCGACTATCATTCGACAGATAAGAGTCGCGATATTATTAAGAGAGAGGCACCCGATTCATGGAATGTTGTTTATTCGTACAATCTCGAGTTTGGTGCGGCGGCAATTGACCAAGAGGTTGCAGGATACGAGAATTCGTTCAACAATACACATTGGCGTCTCGCCCTCACAACGACGGAATTTCTATTTGCAGTCGGGTTGCGTAAGAAAGAGAATTCAGTGTTCAGCAATCTAGAGGATGCGAAAGCCATTCGGATTCCGTCATTGACGTCGGTAGATAGAGAGGATGGAGAATGGAGGAAAAACGATTTGTCTATCGCACTCATAAAACAGAAGAATCTGGTTTATTTCCAGAACGGTAATAGCGGTATTTTGACGGAGGAAGAAGAGAGATATGTCAATAATCACTATAATCGATTTATGCATTGTGTCCGCGATTTCCAGAATCCGTATTTTATCGGGCGCCACGATTTCCGTCATAAATCCGTTGCAAAAAATATGCATATTATCAAATATGTATATGGTCCTTTTCCGGATTTCTTCTCGAGGAAATTGCAAATTAAAACGCGTATTCCTGAATCGGATAAACAATATAACTTTGGCCATCAACATTTGATTGAATTCGAGCAATTGGATGCGGATTACCGGCGAAAACAAGCACTGCCTCTCGTCGGTTTAGAGGATGAATTGTCTCAGCGCGCATATTTCGACAAATATATGCGAGGAACTGATAACAGCGACCAATTATTGAGTGGGATGTTTATGAATTTATATGAATAAACGACGCGAGGTTTGTAATTCACCTACGTGAGTTCATTCTTCACTCACTCCGGGAATAGTTCAATTCACCTACGTGAGTTCATTCTTCACTCACTCCGGGAATAGTTCAGTATTCACGGAGTCTCGCGCGCAAAGGGAGAGGAACCGCTGCGAAGTAGAAGCAAAGAACGTAGTTGAATCAACTGAAAACAAATTTTGGTTCGGGCACTTTTGAGAAAAGCGGAGAGGTCCGCAATAAATACATAATATTTTCGAATGCCATATAGTTTTTGTTCCATCCATGATGAACTGCTGCGTTCGGGTTGAAATCGTTTTCTATACATAAAAACGTGCGTGTATAAATATCCGGAACCGTTTTGCATAATATCTCACATGCGTGTGTGAAGAAAATGTCCTCGTTTCGACGTGTTAATGGCGTGTCGCCGTATTTCGAGTGTTTGCGAGTTTTTCGGTAGTCGTCGATTTCTTCCCAGGTGACTTTCTCTAGACATTCTAACATTGTGGCGCATTTTCTGATAGAAAACCCGCCATTGATACCGCCAAATAATGGCGACAATTCGGATAAGTAATTTGACCCGGCATAATCGTACATCAAAAAATGCTCGGAAAATTCGCGGAACATGATACAATCGCGCTGGAAAATGACGGCGGTTTCACATGGGAGATTGGACCATAAAAGCGGGTTCATCATAATCATATTGTATGATTCGATAGTGATATTGGGGGTTCGGTTAGCGTCTAGTACAATGTGTCCATCATCAATATCGAATACATATGCGTATGGGTATTTCTGTTCTATCATCTGGTGATATCCGGAGTAACTGATAATGACGAGATTAAACCCGAGAGGATTGAGAAAATGCATGAAATTATAGAGGACTTGTTCGGTGGTCTGGTCGAAACGGGGTTCGACAATGACCGCCGCTTTTTTATTGTCTGGGTGTTTGACGAACGTTTCTTCGGGCGGTTTTGAATCGTATATATATCGCAAATAATACTCGAATATTTGAGAGGACATTTTTCTTATATTTTATTTGTAATTTATTATATACCTTAGACATTTATACCAGTGAATATTCCGCCAAGGCGTAGAAAATTGAACGACTTTTACCGTCGAATAATAGTTTGCAACAATGTCTGCAAAATATTATTGATATTAACCACTCACAAACAACAATCCCATAATAAAAATGTCATCTGATTTGAATGTCTATATGAAAGTGCTGCCCCAGTTTGTGGGAAAATATATATTCTCGTTCTTGATTCCTGACGCCGAATCAGTCGAATTTGGGGATTATAAACGAACCAAGCGAGAGGATTCGGGGTACTGTTTGAAATACGAGGTCGCGTTTTGCGGCAATCGATTGCTGGAGAATTTCAAAGGGATGTATTTGTCGCGAATTAAGAAGGCGACCGGAAAACACCGGTATTATTTGACTACGGAACATTATGCACATATATGCCAAGGATGTGGAATGGATGGATGCCGTTCAGAATATTGCAGAGGCGGATGGGAAGATGAAAAATGGTATTCGTCGAAATATGTCGGCAAAGACTTGGAGAATGCGATGTGTGTTCTTATGTTGAGTGTTCTGGATAATTCACCTACGTTTGCTCCTACGTCACAAACTCCGGGAATACCCGAATTCACCTATGTTTGCTCCTACGTCACAAACTCCGGGGAATACCCGAAACCTGTATCAAAACGCCCAATCCAGTATTTGGCGGATGAATCTTGGTGAAATGCGAAAAAAGGTAAGTGGCAAATCACATGTTTTGTAGTATAGATATGCAATGCATAAGCGAAGCGGACGGAATAACGAAGCGCTTCGCATCTTTAGCGAAGCAAAACACGTAGTTGAATTATGCTGTAAATAATATTCTAAGTTGGTCATCATTTTGAATCACTTGTTCTATAATTTTAACACTAACCGTTTTTTTCTTGGAATCTCGCGTGCGATTGATGGACAAATCCATTATTTCGCGGAATAAATACAACAATACTCCTTTATCATCTGGGTAATTTTCGAGAGGAAGAATCGCTTCTTCATTGCGCACTCTCAGTTGAGCAGGGTTTAATTTATTTATAAAATGGAATAGATGCAATATCGTTGGTTTGCTGACTTTGATGCTTGGATTCGCGGCCAACAATGTTTGTGTTTCTTGGGTCGCTTCTTCTAGTGTAATCTTGTTCGGGTCGGCGTCCGGTTTTTTTGCCCGGAGGTTTTTGCGTGTGCGTTGTGGTTTGGGTTTGGAAGAGGTTGCGTCTTTTTTAATGCAATCACCCGATTTGTTTTTTTTGGTTCCATTTGGGCAACGTTTTTTAACAAGGGGGTCCATTTTTGTGAGTGAGTATATACTAGCAATATACTAAATCAATGAGTTTTATTTTGTCTTTTTGTTTTGCCGCCACTGATTCTTCTCCGTTTTGGCGATTTCGACCGCGATTTATCGTTTGAACGGGGGCGTTTTCTCGTTGCCGGTTTCGGTTTCTTTGTTTTGTTTTTGTTTTTACACATTTTCTCATTCAAAACGCCCGCTTTGCGGGCAGTTATGAGTGAGGAATGTGCCGCCAATTGCGCATCTTCAATGCGAAATGGTGTAAAACGCCGATTAATTAACACGTAATTTAATCCATTTATCAATAGAAAACATATCTCCATACCATGTCTTATTTAATTCATATTCAGGGTAATATATATTAGAAAAAAATGATAAATAACCAATTAGTGCTGAAAATGAACCATGTGATAATATTATATGTTTACACGTGCTTGCAAATTGAAATGTAGCAATTTCATCATAATTAATTAATTGCGAATACGGATATAATTGTAATAAGTCTATTATTATATTGTGATTTTTTTCATCTGTTGATATATACAAATTATCAAAATGTATCTTTTTAATTGCGTTTATATAATATTTAATTCCTGGATTGAAATGTGCCACATCACTTAATCTAATATGAATAAATAAATCATTATTGTTGTTATATCGGTAGTTAAATGGATTATTATTAATAATACTTAATTTTACTTTTTCTGTATGCAAATAAGTATACAAAAAATTTGTTATTTCTTTCGTCTGAAAATAATTATTGTTTGGGTTTAAATTATAATTTAATTTATCACTATTGTAAATAGTAAAGTAATTATCATCTGTTAAATATTGAATGCTATTATATGAATTATTTCCACTAAATAATTCAATTCCTAATTTATTAATTAAATCTTTATTACAGTAATCAACTTTTAGATTATTTTTTTCAGCTAATAAAGAAACTGCTAAATTTCGTATAATTTGATTTCCTAATCTACCATTATTTTTTGTTGTTGAAGTCATTTATATTATATTTATTATATTATATTAGCTTTTTAAATGCAAAAAGGTGTAAAATCTTTCCGATGACACTAAAATATCTTTAAATTCAATCCCTTAAATAATTTGCGGTTTAAATGAGAAAAGGTGTAAAAACAAAATATAACAAAATGTAATAAACTATTTTACTTATGAACGACGACGTTTAATTGTTTTTTTATAACGATTTTTTAGAGATTTAGGATTTGCAACTTTGCGTGTTTTAAGTTTTTTTAATTTATTTTTTAGTTTTTCAAAAACTTTAAGATTATTTTTTACAAATAAACTATCTTCTGTGTCATTATTATTTGATGGATTAAGTATTTTTTCTAATTCACATATTTCTTCATACAAGTCATATCTTTCTTCTTTTATCGAGTTCTGTGTATTTATACGATCTTCAATCAATTCATTATATTTTTCTTTAAGATCCATATTTTCTTCCATTAAATTATTATATTGTTGTTTAAGTTCTTTGTATTGATTTGCTAAACTGTTTGCAGTATTTTTACAATATTTACGTTTTACACCATTCGCATAAGTGCAATATAATCGTTGTTTACATAAAGTTTGGTCTAATCCTTTACAAATTGACATATATAAATAAAAAATATTATATTATTTATATAGGCGATTAAATGTCATTATTAGTATCAGTTACAATAGTATATTTATTTATATAAACTAATGCTTCATTACAAGCAATTTGTTCTGCTTTTCTTTTGATTTTATGTCGTCCCTCTCCCATAAACAAAAATATTTTACCGAATCTGGATACATGGTCTTGAATTGTTTTATATGTATTAAAAGTTGAAATATGCACAGAGTCACTGTGTTTTAAATTGTATATTGGCTGTCCTAAACATAAATACACCCCCATTTTATATCCTAGATCGTTATCATGTTCAATCTCTAAATAATGTGGCGTTACTTTAAATTCTTTTTGTATTTTTACTTGAAGTATATTTTTATAATTATCATCATTTTGAATTAAAGCAATCCAATCAATATGTTTTTCAAGAACATTTTCTATAAATTTTTGTGCAATTTGAAATCCGGGACCGGTTACAAACATGTTTTGAAACCAACCTTCTTCATCATTTACTTTAATTTTGTTAAAATCTAAAAAAAGAGCACCTATAAAGGCTTCAAATAGGCAGCCTAATTTTTTTAAATTTGTTCTTATTTTTTTCTCTTCTGCGTGTTTAGATAAAATTAACCATTTATGCAATCCCATTTCATATGCTATTTTTCCAATAGATTCATTTTTTACAATAGCTATTTTTTTTTCAGTCATAAAGCCTTCATTTTCTTTAGGAAATCTTCTATACAAATAATATTTAACAATTCCTTCTACAATGCCATCTCCCAAAAATTCAAGACGTTCATTTGATTTACTGCTTAGAGGTAAGCAATCTGATGGACGTTCAACTATAGTTATATTTTGTGAAATATTTTCAAAATTAGGACGTTTTGTATAAGATCTATGAACAAATGCGCGTTCATACAAACCCATATTATACACTATTGGAGGGATATCATATTGAGAAAGGATGTGTTGGATATCATGTTTAGTAACTTTAATATTTAATGGGTTAAATGGATTAAATATTAAACCTTCATCTGATTTAATGATATCATCATCATTCATTATTTTTGTATTATTGTCAGACATTGTATAACATATATATCTAAAATATCTTTATATTATTTTATTTTATAATCTATAACTTAGGTGTGAGAAGAAGCAAATTTACCAATTTGTGTTCCTTGTGTCACTATAGTTGGCTCACACCAATATACGTTAAAGTTATTATCTCTTGATGCAACGTTTAACCACCAGTCTGATGGTATATTTATTTTGTAATTTAAATTGCTTAGATAGTTGCATAGTGCTATTGAACATTTTTTACTTATTATATACGAATCGCTACACCTCGATGAACCCATGCCTCCCCACTTGGTTGCATGTAAGCATTTAGGGTATATGTATTTATTTGGTCTTAAATTATGCTTTTCAATGTGTAAATTACACCCATCGCCAATAAATAGCATATCATAATCTTTTGGTAATTGTGTAAGATAATTGTTAAGTATTTTTGTAAAATTATCGGATAATATTACATCATTTTCTAAAATTAAAGCACATTCGTATTTGTCTGATATTTCTTTATAAACCCAAAAATGCTTTAGCGTTAAAGATATCATTGATAATTTATAATTTGGTTGAAATAATACTTTATCTGCATCAGTTAAAGAGTCTTTATCATATGTTTCAACAAATTCATAATCTAATATATTATGTTTTTTAAATTGTGATAATATATGTGTTTTTCTCTCTGATAATTTTGAATAATGTAATACAAATATTTTCATCATATATAGATTTTTTAATAAAAAATAATTGTTTGTATTTTTTTATATCAATTAATTTTATTTTTTTAAATTAATAAATTAAATTAAATTAAAATTAATATTTAGGATAAAATAAAATATTTGAGTATATTATAAAATGGTGTATATGAGTGGAGGTAAAGCTGCGCGCAATCAAGCGTCAATTGTAAACAGAACAAATGTATGTGGAGGTCCAAAAAAGGCTGGTTTAGCACCTAGTATCGGTTTTTTTATGCAATCCAATCCTACCTTAAGACGTGCTCCACAAACAATCCCTAAAATCTGTATTCCTAATACTACAGTTCAGACACAACAAGTTGGATACCGTGCTACAATTGGTGGAAATATGGGTTAAAATATATAAAAAACTATTTAATGATATATTTATCATATTATTCATAATAATATGATAATCAAAATAGATGTTAGAGAACAAGAATTATATTCACATATTGAAAGATTATCTGGATTAATTCCGGCATTTAAAGATGTTAAATTTGAAAAAGAACAATTAGCAATAGGTGATATAATTATTTTAGATACACTAACAAATAAAGAAAAAATTATAATTGAGAGAAAAAGTGTTACCGACTTAATATCAAGCATTAAAGATGGAAGATATAAAGAGCAATCATATAGGTTAAATGGTCTAGATATTTGTAATCATAATATAATATATTTAATAGAAGGCGACATAAATAAACTATCTTGTTTTAAAAATAATAAAACAGATAAAATGATGGCATATTCAGCAATTTTCTCTCTTAATTACTCTAAAGGATTTTCAGTAATTAGAACTTTTTCTATTGAGGAAACTGCTATTTTTATTTGTTCATCATACAATAAATTAATTAAAGAAGAAACCATCCCATTTTATCATAATGCAAAAAATAATAATACACAATATAATGAAGAAAAAAATAAAAATAATGAAACCGATGAAAAAGAAATAAATAACAAAAATAATGAAGAAGATCAAATCAATGAATATAACGATAAAATACAAAATACTGAAGAAAAAGACTATGTTCACGTTATAAAAAAGGTTAAAAAAGAAAATATTACACAAGATAATATTGGAGAAATTATGTTGTGTCAAATACCTGGAATTAGTAGTGTAACTGCTATTGCCATAATGAATAAATTTAAAACACTTACTACGTTAATTAAAGAATTAGAAAATGATGTTAATTGCTTAAAAGATATTAGTTATGTAAATAGTAAATCGCAAACTAGAAAAATAAATAAAACATCTATAAATAATATTATAAAGTTTTTATTACAAAAATAAATTTATAAATTTATATATAATGAATAATGAAGTTGTTAATTTTCTTATATTTATATCTATTTGTTTTATAGCATATCTTTTATTTAGAAATTTAAATTTAAACATAAATTTTAGAGAAGGTATGACAAATAATACAGATGCATCTGGTAATCCAGTATCTAATGGTATAGCTGGAAACGCAGCTACATACGCAGCAAATATTAAATCAAATACAATACAATTACAAGATACACTATTGGTTAGCAAATATCGTTCAGATTATGAAACTGCTATATTAAATTTAGAGGAACTTATAAATAATATGATGTTACAAACTACATTAAGTATAGACATGAATAATCCTCAGCAAGGACTTACAAAGTTAAATACTTTAAGCCAAGCAAAATCTGCATTAAATGGGGTAATGTTATTTTTAGATCAATCAAGTTAATATTTTTATATATGAATTTATTTATGGAATATAGATTGCCACTTCATTATCTTTATAATATCCTTTATCTACTAAATTCTGAGTATACGTAGCTCCTCCCCAATTATCATCCATAGGATTTGGACTTATTTGTAATTTATTTTCTTGAACATTCATTTCGTCTAAAGGTGTTGTTGTTCCTACATAATACGATGTCTCATCAAATGCTGGATAAGAATTTTTGTTATATGGTGGATCATTACGTGTTGCATCTACTAATAAGGTAGGATTTGGATTAAGAAGTCCAGTTGCAGAATCGGTAGATTCATATATTACATTTCCAGATGAACTTGCTATACTCGGAGGTAATCCTCCTTGAGGTTCAGATACACTTGGTCTCACTTTATACACTGAATTACCTTGAGCATCATAGCTTTGTTGTAAATACAATACTGGACATCGTATCCCTTGACTTCTTTGCCAATCTAGAAATTCGGTATAATCTTCTAAATTATCAAATTCAACTGGGTTCACGCCTGGGACTTGTGCAAGTTTAGAATTATATAGATAAAAACGAGAATTTTTTTGAATTAACAAATTCGGACATTTATTTTGCGTATTATTTGTTAACCCTTCAAGATACTCTGGATTTCCACATTTTGTGTAAAAATATAATCCTATAAAAAATACGATTATAAATAAAAAAATTAATGTTGACATATATATAAATAAATACATTTTTTATTTTATATTTATTTATATATAATGCTACGAATTGTTAAAGTTGGTATGGGTAAAAAACATAATTCTAATGATAAACATGAGTTTATGAGACCAAAAGAGTTGAAGAAACATATAATAAACAAAGTGCCAATTTTTATGTTAGTCTATATGAATGGTTGTGGAGCATGTGAAGCCATGTATCCAGAATGGTCAAAAATATCAAATATAAATTTTAAAAATATACTTCCAAATAACAAATTTATTGTTGCAGATATTGAACATAATTCATTACCAAATAATATTATTGTTCCTAGTCCAAATTCATTTCCAACAATAAAACACATTCATAACGATCATGTATCAGATTATGAAGATTATACTGATAATATAAATACACCAAGAACAATAGACTCATTTGTAAACTGGATAAAACATGAACTGAAAAATAAAGCATATATTAGTAATAATAATCAAATGGGAGGTACAAATAAAACTAGAAGATATAGACGCAATTTAAAAACACATAAATATCGAAAAACCAGAAAGAATAGAACACGTAGAAACTACAAATAAATAGAATAGGTAGCACTATTTATATTTACACTCTTTTATTAGTTCTTTTTCTATTGGTTCTTTTTCTATTGGTTCTTTTTTTATTGGTTCTTTTTCTATTGGTTCTTTTTCTATTGGTTCTTTTTTTATTTCCACCAAATTCTTTATAATTATAATTACTTTCTTCTTCAAGTTCAACATAATCTAGATCTCCAACGTCCTCAATTTCTTCAAAAATAGGTAGATCGTTAATAGGAAGTTTTGGATTAGTAATTTTATCTGGTCTAAGATAAAATACTAATACAATTTTTTGTTCTCCATTAATATTTCTTAAATCAATTACTCTACATTCTTTTTTCCAATCATAGTATAACAATAAAATCTTTTAAGTTTTGTATTCTTTTTATCTTTTATAAATTCATTTGCTAAATCTCTTGAAGATATTCTTGTCATATATATAATATTAAGATATAATAGTTTTTTGATATAAATTATTAATACATAATAACGCAATCTTGTAATTTACACCTTTTTTTTATTTTATATATAAAAAATAAAATTAAGTAATTGATTATATATCAGAAATGTCCTCGGATACAAATGCCTCAACAATATCCCCTTCTGCATAGTGTTCTACATAATTATTATCTTCATTATCGTATTTTATATCATTATATTTTATAGTATTTTCTGTATTATAATTTATATTATAAGTTTGTTTATATATTTCATCAATGTCATTATATTGTAAATTTGTCTTTAAGTATGCTGAATAAAATATATATTTATCAGTATTAGCGATAATATATACATTATACAATTTAGTTAAAATAAATATCATATACGTTATAAATGTTCCAATAGTTTGTGTTCCTATATAATATTTATTTATTATTATTGCACTACATGATACATTTATGCCATATATGATAATTATTATGTACGCGTATTTTTGGTAATAATTATCTATTTTAGTTATTATTTTTTTTTTATTTTGTGGTAAATAGTCTAACGATTTTTTTACGCTTACATTATCAAAAGGTAACATGATGGTTACATCTAAATATTTTATAAAAATATTTTCTCTTATTATTTCTAATCCATATAAAATAAAAAATGAAATTAGTGTTATGAAATTAATTGTTAATGCTACATTGTAAAATGTATCGCCATTTCTATGTAAATTCTCATATATAGAACATAACGTATGATCACATTTTTGAGGAATAAATAATATTAATAACGAGCATGAAAGTATTCTGTATAATTCAATTAATACATTAAATATTAAATTTATTCTTTGTTTAAAATCTTGTTTATATATGCTATAATGTAGTTCTGATACATTTACTTCGGGTGCTACCGTATTTAAATACTTTAAGTGCATATAAATATATATTTTATTATTTATATTTTTCACAAATAATAAAATACAAAGTATAAAATTGTGTAATATAAAAAATTGATTTAAATAAACAAAATAAATGTAAGTTATATTAACTATATATCATGGAACACATTTACAGAATTTTTGATTTTAACGTATATAATTCTTCAGACGACGATTCCAATACATTTATGATCCAAATGTTTGGAGTAAATGAGAAAGGTATAACTTGTTCTATTATTGTTGATGATTTTAAACCATTCTTTTATGTTATGGTAGATGATAGTTGGAATAGCAAAACAAAGGAAGAGTTTCTAAGACATATTTATGGTAAAATAGGCGAATATTACAAAGATACAATAACAAATTGTATTATTGTAAAACGTAAAAAATTATACGGATTTGATGGAGGAAAAGAACATAAATTTATAAAATTCGAATTCGCTTCAATGGCAGCATTTAACAAAGTAAAAAATTTATGGTACACTGAATATGATAATTCTACTTACGGATTAAATTATAGAGATAGAAGTAGAAAGTTATTGAAAAATGGTTATAAATACAATAATACATGCACCAGAATATATGAATCAAATATTCCGCCGTTGTTACGGTTCTTTCACATTAAAGACATTAGTCCTTCCGGTTGGGTTGCACTACCTAAGAAAAAAACAATTATAATAGATGATTCGTCAAAAAAAACAACTTGTCATTTTGAATATATGATTAGCTACAAAAGTGTAATTGCACTAAATGATATGGAAACAAGAGTTCCTTATAAGATTTGTAGTTTTGATATAGAGGCAAGTAGTAGTCATGGCGATTTTCCAATTCCACAAAAAACGTATAAAAAATTAGCTACGAATATAATAGAATATTTTGAAAAATTGGTTATGACAATTACACCAGAGTTATGTAAAAATGTATTACGACGAATGATTATGACTGCTTTTGGATATGATAATATGGAAGAAATCGACATTGTATACCCCAAAAAAAAGATATCTAAAGAAAAAGTTATTGAATTATTTGATGAATGGACCACACTTGAATTAAAGTGTTCAGAACAAAATAAACATGTCGATGATGTATGCACAATTGAACATTTATTTGAAAAAATGGCTATGGAAGAAGAAGAAGACGTGGGTGAACATGGATATACAAAATATACACAATACGTTAAACCGTATTCAAATAAAAATATAAATATTATTGATGTTATGTGCGACAATAAATGTGAACGTGATGATAAATTACTCAAATTAAATAAAACACTTTGTAAAATATTTCCGAATGTGGAAGGTGATAAAGTAACATTTATTGGTTCTACTTTTATGAATTATGGCGAAACAGAGCCTTATATGAATCATTGTATTGTATTAAATTCTTGTACAAAATTATCTGGCGAAAATAGTTTATTAGAAACATTTTCTTCAGAAAAAGAGGTATTATTAGCTTGGAAAAATTTAATACAAAAAGAAAATCCAGATATTATCATTGGATACAATATATTTGGATTTGATTATGAGTTTATGTTTCGTCGTGCTGAAGAAAACGATTGTGTAGAAGAATTTTTAAAATTGTCAAGAAATGCAGATGAAATATGTGGCACGAAAGATAAAGATACTGGTAAATATAAAATAGAAGAGAGTAGTATTCAAATTGCAAGTGGTCAACATGATTTAAGATTTATAAAAATAAATGGAAGATTACAAATAGATTTATATAATTTTTACAGACGTGAATCAAATCTAACAAGTTATAAATTAGATCATGTTGCTGGACATTTTATTGGCGATTTTATTAAAAATATCGAATATTATAAAGAAACTGGAGAAACAGAAATAAAAACATCAAATATGACTGGATTATTAGTCGGTAGTTATATTCATATTGAAGAAATTGGACATTCAGTAGATTATTATGCTGATGGTTCTAAATATGTTGTTACGTACATCAATAAAAATGAGAATATATTTAAATTGTCTGGTTTAATTTATCCGGATATGACAAAAAAAGTAAGATGGTGTTTAGCTAAGGACGACGTATCTCCGAAAGATATTTTTAAAATGACAAACGGAACTGCAGATGATAGAGCTGTAATTGCAAAATATTGTATTCAAGATTGCAACTTAGTTCATTATTTATTTAACAAATCAGATGTATTAACTGGATTTATTGAAATGGCTAAAATTTGTAGTGTTCCAATCAACTTTTTAGTTATGCGTGGTCAAGGTATTAAATTAACGAGTTATATTGCAAAGAAATGTCGCGATAAGGGGACTTTAATGCCAGTTATAGAAAAAGGTGAATTAGATGAAGGATATGAAGGTGCAATTGTTCTTGAACCTAAATGTGACCTATATTTAGACAATCCAGTTGCGTGTGTAGATTATGCTTCTTTATATCCAAGTTCAATGATTAGTGAAAATTTGTCTCATGATAGTAAAGTATGGACTCGCGAATATGACTTAGCTGGTAATTTGCTGGAAGAATTTGGCGAGAAAGATGCAGATGGTAATTTTATATATGACAATTTACCTAATTATGAATATGTAAATATTACATATGATACTTATAAATATGTGAGAAAAACACCAACATCTGCTGTAGAAAAAGTAAAATCCGGATATAAAACGTGCAGATTTGTTCAGCCTTTAAAAGAAAAGGCAATTATGCCTTCTATTTTAGAAGAACTTTTGGTTGCAAGAAAAACTACCAGAAAACTTATTCCACAACAAACTGATGAATTTATGAAACAAGTTTTAGAACAACGCCAACTTGGATATAAGTTAACAGCTAACTCGCTGTATGGTCAATGTGGTGCAAAAACAAGCACCTTTTATGAAAAGGATATTGCTGCTTGTACGACGGCAACTGGACGTATGCTTTTAACATATGCTAAAAAAATAATTGAAACATGTTATGGGAATAAAATATGCGAAACGAGCAAATATGGGCCAGTATTGACAAAAGCCGAATACATATATGGTGACACGGATTCAGTATTCTTCACATTTAATTTACAGACTCCAGAAGGAAAACCAATTAGAGGCAAAGAAGCGTTGGATATTACGATTGAAATTGCTCAAGAAGCTGGACATCTAGCATCTAAATTTTTAAAACAACCCCACGATTTAGAATATGAAAAAACATTTATGCCATTTTGTCTATTATCCAAGAAAAGATATGTTGGAATGCTCTATGAAACAGATCCAAATAAAGGTAAGAGAAAAGAAATGGGAATTGTATTAAAACGTCGCGATAATGCACCAATTGTTAAAGATATTTATGGAGGAATTATAGATATACTAATGAAAGAACAAAATATTCAAAAAGCAATTGATTTTTTAAAAGCATGTCTACAAAATATAGTTGACGAAAAATATCCGATGGAAAAACTAATTATAACTAAATCGTTGCGTTCTGGTTATAAAAATCCGCAAAGTATTGCTCATAAAGTATTAGCTGATAGGATTACCTCAAGAGATCCCGGAAATAAACCAGTTTCTGGTGATAGAATACCTTTCGTTTATATTAATACTACAAACAAAAAAGCTTTACAAGGAGAGAAAATAGAAACACCTACATTCATTATAGAAAATAAATTGAAGATAGATTACTCGTTTTATATAACAAATCAAATTATGAAACCGGTTCAACAAGTATTTGCTTTAGTGTTAGAAAAAATATGGGAACAAAATAATAAAAAACCTAAATTATCAAAATTTAAAAAAGAAGTTGAAACTTTGCGAAAGACAGTTGATCCAGATAAATTTGAAGATAAACTTGAACAATTAAAAAATAAAGAAGTAAAAATATTGTTGTTTGACGAATATTTAAGAGAGACAAATAATGAGAAACAAGGAAATCAAAGTTTAATGAAATTTTTCGGTAAAAAATAATGTAAAATAAAAAATAATATTTTATAATATATATGACAAATAAGAGAAAATATATTATGAAAACAAAAAAACGATCTTCAAAAAATATGAGAAATAAAAGAACAAAAAAACTTAGAGGTGGATTTAGCTGGCCATGGTCTAATACAAATACTAATACTACTGACCCAAAACCATCATTTTTTAATGGGTTGTTTAGCAAGAGTTCCAAAGATTGTTCAGAAGCAGATTGTGCTAAGTATTTGAATAAACCTATTAGTACTGATGCAAATTTAGTGTCTAACAGTACATATAATTCTCCTTCAGTGGCAGATAATCAATCATTTAGGGCATCAGAAGAGGCGTCTAATGCAAATTTTAGCAATGAACCAGATGAAAATTATAATATTGAAGAGACCGTTCAATCACCCAGATCAACATCATCTGACACAATATCTGGTAAAAAGTATGGTGTTTATGGAGGAAAAAGGAAAAAATGTATATATGGTTGTAGTTACTGCAAAAGATATAATTGTAAATGTCCAAAATGTATATATGGTTGTAGTTACTGCAAAAGATATAATTGTAAATGTCCAAAATGTCCTTATTGCAAATATAAATTAAAAAAGTATTCTAAAAAGCGTACACATTAAACATTAAGTCAAATTAATTTAATTTCGGAAGATTTGCCGCATTTAATGCACTGTTAATTGAGTTAGTTAAACTTGACATATTTGATGGCGTTGTTGGTTTAGAAACATTTGTAGCTGATCCACCTCTTCTTTTTCTTCTTCTTCCTCCAGACATTCCGGCGGCAATTTGAACATCTAAAGAATTACCAGAATAATTTTCCATACCGTGAACACTTGATGGACTTAATGGTCCGCCATATGCCATTCCGCCTCTTTTATTTCTTCTTCTTCCTCCAGACATTCCGGCGGCAATTTGAACATCTAAAGAATTACCAGAATAATTTTCCATACCATGAACACTTGCTGGGCTTAATGGAGTCATACCACCTCTCATTTTTCTTGATCCTTTACCAATTTTAACAGCACCAAAATGCCCTTTTTTAGTTCCGTAACCATGTTTAATCAGTCTTCGATCTTTTTTTGCAGTAAAATGTTTACGTTTTGAAACAATTCTACCCGATTTGTTTTGTATTAAATCTTTTTTAGTAAGCCCACCACTTGTTTTACGCGCAGTTCCATGAAAAACTTGTGCTCTAGAGCCTACTGTCATTTCGTAATTACTATTATGCATTATATTATATATAAAGAAAAATATTTTAATCTACTAAGATTGTATTTTTTATTTATATATAATTATTTTTTATACAATTATTTTAAAATTATTTTAAAAAGATGTTTCTAAATAATTGTTCCTATGACCTTTTTTTAGAGAAGAACCATTTACTTCATTAAATAACAAATTTACTAAAGAAGTAATATTTTGTAATGTAGTCTCTATTTTTGCCATACGTATTTCAATTTTATTATTCATATTAATAATATTGTATTCGTCCTTAATACTCTTATTATTATCTGCAATACTTTCAGTTGTGGTAGTTTTTTCTTGATAACCACGTGCAACCGTTGGACTATCCGTAATTTGTTCTTGTGCAAGCTTAAATAAAATAGATTTTACACTTCTACCGTGTTTTTCTGCAATTGTGTATACATCTAATTCTAATAATTCATATTCTCTCTGTAGACGTAATAGTTCATTCGTGTTCCATGGTCTATTATGTCTTGATGGTTTCATTTGTTTTGCCATAATAATACTTATAATATATAGATGTCTTTATGTAGTTTCTAAATTAATTAATTTTGTGCAAATATATGTTCCCAATACAATCCACATGTTATTAATTGTGTTTGCACCAGTATAAATGATCCATCTCAATCCTTGATATTGGGGTGACATTGTTAAAAAAGGTGACATTATAAATCCATATAACGTAATTGGTGTGCAAAATGTAGTATATAATATTGATGCTATATAATGTAAATTTATCCATAAAAAATAGATAAATATAATTCTTATTGTATTTTTTAAATTTGTGTTCATTAGTATTATCAATATCAATTCAATTTATAAATATAATTAAATATATTTAATTATATGTAATATCTTTATATACATATTGTAAATAGTAAAATCATATTTTATCTATTTGTAGGATATGTAAAAAATAATGAACTTAATGTATTCGTTATGTTTTGAAAGTTTCCAGACGGATCTACTAACATATTTATTAAATTTTGAGTTTGTTCGTCATAATTGTTATCCAAATTATTAATTAATTCATTTAAATTATTTATATTCGTATTATTTATAGTTGTATTTGTATTTGTATTATTATTTGTATTATTATTTATATTATTATTATCAGTATTATCATTTATGTTTGATAAATTTCTTATATCATATCTACAAGACGGACATAAGCTACTTCTAATAAACCAATTTTGCAATACGTCTCTATGAAAAATATGTCCACAATGTCTTATAACAGTAACTTCTGATGTATCATTAAATTGTTCAAGTGAAATAGGACAAACTGTATTTATTGGTGCCATAATGTCACAATACATTACATTTCGAGTAGCTTGTTCTATTTGTGCTTGTGTAGGAATATTATTTGTTGTATTATCGTTATTAGTTGTGTTATTTAATAAACGTTGAAATATAAGATAATATCTACTATTTCTTAAAGAATCATTTGCTGTTGGTGTTCTTAAACGTCCTAATGAGTAAATTACGTCGATAATAGTATTTCGTATTAAAGTATTTGAATCGCGTAATCTTGTAATATCATTTTGTAATAAATATATTTGACTTATATTATCATTATACATTGTATAAAGATTTGCAATAAGATCTAATTCTTCTCTTGTAATATTATCCATTTATAATATATATATAAACATTAAATATGTTTAAATGAATATTGATATATAATTATTAAATATAGATGGAAAAATCAAATGGATTAAGTGGATTATCAAATTTAGGTAACACGTGTTTTATAAATTCATGTATGCAAATATTATCTCATACATATGAATTAAACAATTTACTTAATAATGACATTTTTTTAAAAAAAATAAATAATATTCCAGAATCTATTTTACTTTTAGAATGGAATAATTTAAGAAAAATGTTATGGAATTCTGATTGTATAATTTCTCCCGGGAAATTTTTAAATACTATTCATAGAATTGCAAAAATAAAAAATAATGAAAACTTTACTGGATATTCTCAAAATGATATTGTTGAATTTTTATTATTTATTGTAGATTGTTTTCACACATCTGTATCGAGAGAAATTAATATGACTATAACTGGTACAAGCGAAAATAATACAGATGAAATTGCAATTAAATGTTTTGAAATGATAAAACAAATGTATTCTAAAGAATATTCTGAAATATGGAATTTATTTTACGCAGTTCACATTTCAGAAATAAAATCTGTAAATACAAATCAAGTGCACAAATTAATACCAGAACCATATTTTATAATAGATCTACCTATACCTCAAGACAATAAGTCACCTTCTCTAATTAATTGTTTAGATTTATATGTAGATGGTGAAATTCTTGAAAATGAAAATGCTTGGAAAAATGAAGTAACTGGACACTTTGAAAGCGTAAAGAAACAAATACAATTTTGGTCTTTTCCAAGTATATTAGTTGTTAGTTTTAAAAGATTTAATTCAAATGGAAGAAAAAACCAAATTTTAATTACATTTCCAATTGAAAATTTAGATTTGTCTAAATATGTAATTGGTTATAAAAAAAATACATATGTATACGAATTATATGGAATTTGTAATCATAGTGGAAATGTTTTAGGAGGACATTATACATCTTATGTAAAAAATATGAACAATAAATGGTATCATTTTAATGATACTTCTGTAGACGAAATTTCTATAAATTCAATTATAACCGAAAAGGCTTATTGTTTATTTTATAGAAAAAAATAAAAAAACGAAAAAATAAAAAAACGAAAAAATAAAAACCGTATATATATAATGGATATAAATACAAATACAACAATTGATCCTACACATATGTATGATAATTTAAATGGATATTTATTAAATCCTCCAGTATTTATTATATTAGCCGTTATAATTATATTTTATGTAGTGTTATTCAGTTCTTTAGGTAATAATGATAGTAGTTCTGGTTTAAATGAAGACAACAATGGACACAATACAGCATTTAATTTAATGCTATTATTTTTTATTTTTTTAATAATAATAAATGGGGTTCAATATTTTTTTACTTCAGACATAACTACAAGTGTTAAAGGACTATTTACACCACATACAGAAGTTGATGTTGTAGTAAATAAAAAGAATAGTCAAGAACCTATTCCAGAAATTAAATTTAAAAAACAAGTTTTTAATGTTTCGGGAAATCATTATAATTACGAAAATGCTAATGCATTATGTAAAGCATATGGTTCAGAATTAGCTACCTATAAACAAGTTGAAAATGCATACAACAACGGTGCAGAATGGTGTAATTATGGTTGGTCAGCAGAACAAATGGCATTATTTCCTACACAGCAAAATACATACAACAATTTACAAAAAATAGAAGGACATGAACATGACTGTGGAAGACCTGGTATCAATGGAGGATATATGGCTAATCCACAATTAAAATTTGGTGTAAATTGTTATGGATATAAACCGAAAATAACGCAAGAAGAAAATCAATTAATGAAAGTAGAATCGCCATACCCTAAGACAGAAAAAGATATTGCTTTTCAAAAACGTGTAGATTATTGGAAGAATAATATTAATGATATACTTGTATCACCATTTAATTATAATAGATGGGGAGAGATAATATAAGTATAGCAATAATATAAGTATAATAATTTATAGCATATTGTTTACATCGAGTGCCTTATAGTATATATACGTTAAATTATAAGATATAATAATAAGTAAAATATTTTGAACCAAATAATTGTAATTAATTTTAAGCATTACTTCAATTATTAATTTGATGAAATGTAAATTTATATTCATATTTTGTCTACAAATAGGACAATTTGTGATATTTGTAGCGTCGTGCCATAATTGTAAACAACTTTCATGAACCCATAAATTACAGTTACATTTTTTATTAAATTTAGATTGAGAATTTAAATTAATTGGTATATTATCATCTTTAAAATATTCATAACATATTATACAATCGTTTTCAATAATATAGTCTTCATCTGAATAATGTTCTATATTTCTGAATATAATCATTTCTTCTTATTCTTTTTACTATGTTTTCTGTTTATATGTTTATTTTTTTTTGTTGTATTTTTAGTTTTGATAGTTGTATTTTTATATTCTGTTTTATTATTTTTAGTTTCTTCATTTTTGTATGTAACTAAATTTAATAACTCATTATACAAGTTATCCTCCACGATTTCATCATCTGAATTGTATTCATTATTTATGTTTTTAGATAAATTTTGCAAGTCTGATATATTAGTAGGGGTTGTTTTGTTATTATATAACCATATAGGAACCACTAAATCGTTAAACATATCAGATACTTGTTTTCCACCTTCTTGTCCAAATACATTTTTAACAGTTGATATTGGTGATACATTTTTATTAAACATGAGTTTATTTAAACTAAATCCTCCACTTAAAATACCACCATCTTTATTAAAAATTAATTCTTCTTGATTTATGTAAGAATTATTTTCATTCATATTAAGTATGCATATAATATTTTAATTTTTACAACTCAGAATTGTATTAAATTACTAATTATAATACATTTAATTTATATATTTAATATTTTATATATTTAATATTTTATATATTTAATATTTTATGTATATATTAAGTATATGAAAGATATAGTAGCATTATTTACAAATGCAAGAGATGAAAAACACATAAAAGAATGGGCAGTGCATCACTTATTGATTGGGTTCGATTTAATAATAATTTTTGATCACAAATCTGTAAACCCTTTAAAACATGAATTTAATAATTTTGATAAGAGAGTAAAAACATTAAATGTATCACATTTTGAAAATGGTATTAAAACGACTCTTATGAATATAGCAGCTAAAATTGCAAAACAAAAAAATGTAAAATGGTTGTTATATTTAGATTGTGATGAATTTTTAATTTTACATCCAAAATTTATTGGCGTAAAGGATTTTTTAAACCATTATAAACATGCATATTCGATCGGTATAAATTGGGTAATGTTTGGTTCAAATAATTTAATAAAAGATCCAGATGGACTTATACTAGATAATTACACTAAATCAGAATCAAAATTAAATAATCATGTAAAATCGTTTGTAAAAGTATCAAAAATACTAAATGCATCAAATCCACATTTTTATCATACAATTAATAATTTAAATATGTATGGTATCAATAATAAACTTATAACTGGGTTTGGTGCATTTAGCGATTTTCCAATACCTCATTATGATTCTCCAGCATATATAGCCCATTACTGTATTCAATCTGAAGAAACATATATAAAAAGAAAAGTATTTTTACCAGCAGACGATACCGGCAATAAAAGACAATTCGATATGTCGAACATTAAATCTATACATAATATGCATAATGAAGCTGATAACTTATATCCGAAAATAAAATATGCAGAAAATATTAAAAAATTTCTAGCTAAATATGGTGCAACTTATTAATATTTTAATATCTTCTTTTATACGTTTTTTTTCTAAAACTTCTATTTTTTTTTGTGTAACGTTTTCCAAATTTTTGTTGAAGTCCTAATAGAGCAAATGGCACAAGTGCTTGGTTAATTACTTGACCCCATAATCCACCTCGTTTACTACGGTTTTTATAATTTTTTTTGCTTCTTTTTCCGGCAATTTGTCCTTGAAGTCCTCTAATTGCGTTTGATGGATTATTGTCACCATTTATTCCAAATACATTGTTATATTGAACCTTTTCTGGTCCAACGGTTTGCATTTCATAAGTTGAAGCACTGCTGTATGATGAAGGGTTTGCAGCCCCGGTTCCTCCTCTTCTTTTAGTTCTGCCCATATAATTATAATAAGAATAAAATTTATTATAATTGTATAATTGTAATTATATAATTATAATAAATTTATTATAAATTTATTATAAATTAATAATTAAATTATTTTATTTGTCTACTTCGTATTAATGTAATCAAAATAATAAACGTGCTTAAATTCATAATAAATAATACAGAAAAAAGTATAATTATTAAGTATATGTAAGGGTTTAATTCATATAAAATATAACTTAAAAATGGTTTAAGAATAGTATTTTTTATATCTTCACTTTTTAATATATCTAAACATTGTTGTATAAGTGTGTCTTTCATATATTTATAATATAAACAAAACTTATATTATAAACAATTTATTCAGAATATTTATCTACATTAAATACACTTAAAGTTTTCCATTTATTTTGTAAATAATGGAAAACATAATTGAACCATCTTATTCATTTGACTTTTCAAAACTATCATTAACACATCCAACTAGCATTCAAGGTGGGGCTTATTTCACTAGAGTAGAATATAACAAAAAACCTTTATTTTTACAAACTCCTAAAGGATTTACAAGGCAAGGATTTGTGAAAAATGGAAAGAAGTATTATTGTGATTTATTATTTGATAATAATTCAGAAGAATTTATCAATTGGTGTGAAAACTTAGAAGAAAAATGTAAAAAACTAATATACGAAAAAAAAGACTCATGGTTCAATGGAGTAGAAGAAAATGATATAGATAGTGCGTTTAATTCTATTATTCGTATATACAAATCCGGTAAATATTATTTGGTTAGAGTAAATATAAAAAATAACGAATCCAACGCTTTATCTATTAAAATTTATGACGAAACACGAGCAATATTAAATATGGAAGATGTTACTCATGAAACGAACATTATTTCTATTATTGAAATACAAGGCATTAAATTTACATCAAGAAATTTTCAAATTGAGATAGAGCTTAAACAAGTAATGGTATTAAATGACAATGCAATATTTAATAATTGTTTGATAAAAACAGCTAATTTTGAAAAACATTTAGAAAGTGTAAATGTAAATAATTTTAGCCGAACAAATATTGTAAATGAAAATAAACAAGAACAAACCACAAATAAACAAGAACAAACCATAAATAAACAAGAACTTCATATAGGTCATGTAGAACAAGTGGACCACCATACAAATACTATTACAAATATTAATAGTCCAAATATTGTTCAACCCTTTGATAATTTGGATGAAAATAATAGTATAAATGAAAATAATAGTATAAATGAAAATAATAAGGAAAATAATCAATATGAAGACGATTTACAAAATAAAACTAATAAAGATATAGATATTAAAGAAGACACTATAGAACTTGATATAGAAGATTTAGAAACAAATGATGATAGTGAACTTTTAAAAGAGGTGGATTTAAACGTTAATTTTGAAAATAATTTAGAAACATTAACATTAAAAAATCCAAATAAGGTTTATATAGATATGTATAAAGAAGCAAGAATACAAGCAAAAAATGCAAAAAAACAAGCTATAATTGCTTATTTAAAAGCAAAGAATATTAAGAAACAATATATGATAGATAGATTGAGCGATGAAGAAAGTGATTTTGATGCTGAAATTGATGAAGTTTCCGAAAGTGAATTAGAAGGTTTATAATTTAAATTTTAGAATTGTTTTTAAT